AGAGGGGCAGATGTCAATTGAAGAATCGGATCGGCTGGGGGGGATCAAAGGCGGACCATCGACAACTGATGTTCAGGCGATTCTTGGACCCAATGCATTAACTCATTTCACAAAAAGGCAACTTCAGGATCAAACCAATGTTGAGTACATGCAAGGGATACATTCTCAGTATGAAGGTATTTACGGCAAAGGCCCAGCGGCGCTGAGGGCAATGTCCACATTTTCCGATGCAACCGGAGGCATGGGAATGACCGCACTTGACACGATGTCAAGATTCGATGCCTCTAAATGGGGAATTGATGCATATAAGGGGAAAAAAAGCGTGGAAGGACTCTATGGTGAAGTCTCCGGATCAGCTTCCGGAATGTCAATTACAAGAGATAACCAGCGAACAAACTTCATGCTTGCGCATGGGGAAAAATTCGCACAGGCGACAATGAAAGTTGAGACTGCATTATTGCATCTTGCGGATAGCGGGATAAAGACATTGGATGACGCTCTTCAGGAACTTGGATTGACAAAAAGCAATAAGCCCAAGAAGAAAACAAAAGAAGTTCCGATGCTCCTGAAGCCATTTATCGGGAAAGAGACCAATAATCCAAATTATGATGCTGGGGATTAACTCGTGGAAACAGTTATTTCTTATGCAAAATCAGCGGCAAAATACCAAAAGAAAATAATATTCAATGCTGGGGTTGAAAGTTCAATCCGATACATTGAACCATCATCAAATTATGTGCCGAAGGTGACATTGCTTTTTTCCCCCTTTGGACTTCCTTTTGTGCCTCTTGAAATTATTGGTTCAAATTTAAAAGATATCATTTCCGGCATGGAATGGACAAAAGACCGCACGAATCCGGGCGGTATGCTCACGATGACGATTACTCCGGATGATACCGTAATAAATGAAATAATTCAGATCATTAAAAAGTTGCCTGGGGGAAACAAGTTCTCGAAATTATGGAGTGCGCTCGGGTTCAGTCTTGAGGATTTGTTTAAGCCAATGGCCTTGTGCCAGCTATGGATTGACGGGTATCACGTGATGACCGGAACCGTTCGCTCATGCCTGTGTCCAACAGGCGTATCCGATGATGGGAAATCAAAATCATACATATTGACTATTGACGAATTGGGAAACCTGTATACTCGGAATACAATTCGTATGGATACAATGATCCTTAATGGATCGGAGAAGCACATGCTCGATTCAATGCGGAAAGCAGTAGAAGAATCGGGTAACATTAAAGGTGTTCCTGTCCGAGAAGGAATCAAGTCTCTAATCAATGCATTTAAAGTATCTACATTCCTTGAACAAAATATAAGTATGAGTGACGGATTCCCTCTATTTTATCGATTATTGTCGGAATCAAATCCTATTGGAGGGATTGCTTTAAAATCATATATTTCGAATATGTTTATAAACTCAAATCTTCTTGAGCTCAATAATCAATCATTTTGGGATTATCTGAAAAACTTTATGCCAAATCCATGGATGGAATTTTTCACCGAATCAGGAGGGAGAACTATTGTAACGGATGCCGCAGTTCCACCTGCGGTTATGTTCCCTGGGTTCAATTATGTGGTTGCCCGATCTGTTCCGTATTCGAATCCACTCCTCGGAATGGTGAACGCGGCTCATTTACCCGCTACCGCTTTACTTGATTTGAACGCAGTGAATATGCTTCTTGGCGGTGATTTTGTTGTTGTAACCGATGCAGATATCGAAGGAAAGAGTCTCGGATTTGATGGCTCTGGACAAGCAACATCTTTCCGGACAGTATATTCGGAAGGTTCAAGTACAATGCCTGCCGATATTTGTGATAAACCGATTCAATGTTCGGGACCACTAAACCCTTTGGCGAGTGGTGGCGTTTCCACTTTCGGGATCAGTGAGATGATTGAATCAATAAATTGTACTGGATTATATGATCTGGGGATTGCCGCAGATACAATATTGTCTCGTATCGCAAAAACGAAGATCAGTTCTCTTGGGATTATGTCAAAACCGGCATTATCAAATCTTCTTGCGGTATGGTTCCGGAATCAATCACGGTTCCGGGAAGGAACAATCACTACGCGGATGATGCCGTGGGCAAGACCGGGGATGTATCTTCTTTATCTCCCGGAGTATTCCGGAAACAAAAAACCGGAAAATATTCGTGATATCGGGATATATTATATCGATAGCTTGACTCATAATTATGATCTTCAGGACGAAGACGTGACAGCGACGACAACAATGAACGTGATCAGGGGATGTCCATTACCAACAACTGTTGCGCAATCAGCATTACTTTTGTTCGATTTCGAAGTTCTTCCTCCAGTATCAGGGCTATGGGATGGAGAGTATAAGGCATTGCAAACCGCAAGAGCCGCAGGAGTGGGAGGCTAATCATGGATAAACAGCGGAAACTAAGGCGTGATAAAGGGAAAGATACCCATTCCCGGTCCGTTGAAACTAATGTCTTTCAGAAAAGATCCACGCAGACATTCGACATAATGACCGGCGAGATAACAATGACTCAACCGGAACCGCTGTTCAGACAGACGGGTGTCACTGTTGGGCTTACTCGCGGAGGAATATTGACCGGAGTGGGATACCCTGGGGCATTTATTGAACCAAATTCCGGAAACATGCATGGGTTGTATGAGGGACCAATTGTCGGGCAAATGGTCACGGTCGGATTCTTGCGGGGTAACAGCTCCGCTCCGATTGTATTGAATCGATATCCTTACCAGGGAAAGCCAAATACCGCCGTTTCCGGGAAGTATATTCTTCCCATGACGGGTAAAAAATATGATCCCACAGACGTTATCATCGGACACTTTTCCGGATCAGTTATCCGATTCAACACCGGTATAATTTCAGGGAAATTACCTGGCAGCGTGTCTTTTGACGTAATGACCAATCTTGAGATATCGAGCTTAATCACTAAAATAGCCGGAACTACGCAGATAGAGCTTACCAGCCCGACGATAAAGCTGTCTGCAAGTACCAACATAGAATTAAACGGAACCGGTGATTATGCTACAAAATTCAATGCGCTGAAGACCGCATTTGACCAGATGAAAACAGACTTGAATAATTTCATAACGGCATACAATGGTCATGCAAACGGAACGTATGGATTGTCTTCTCCTCCGGCAATATTATCAACTGCCGATATGAGCAATGCCAAAGCTCCAAAGGTAACTCTGTAAAGATAATGTCTTGACAGAATGATATAATCAATGCGATAAATTCTCATTAGCCACTAAATAGGCAGACAATGTATACGGATAGGGATATCCATGAATCTGCCTGTATTGATTAAACAACTTTATGGAGAATTTACCCTCACCGGATTGTACTCGTTTGAGTTCGCGAACCGGGGGAAAAAGATAACTGAAATTTTCTTCATGATGCCTCCACAAGAAAAATCAGTCAGCGAATCGACTCGATCCACAACCAATCCTACACTATCATGCAATTATAATACTGACGCAGGAAACGCAACAAAGAAGATCGATATATCTGGGAACCTATGGTTTCCCATTGTCGGTAGTCCATCAAACCCCGTGACGGCCGATCCATCAGGGAACAATGACCTTATCGACGGCTTGACAGAGTTTTTCAAGATGCGGTGGATGCTGATTCGATACAGGGATTATACTCTTACTCGCGGAGCGAAAATCGATGTCCCCGTAATCCCGATGATGTTAAGTAACGAAATCACCGCATTGTACCGCAAGGTATCGAAGCTGATGAAAGACGGACGCGGGGCGCTGTACGACGAGATACAGGTTATTTTCCATGATTATGATATGGATGACCACTGGTATTGCAGAATAGATGAATTTTCAGCGTCACAATCAGCGAGCAAATACATTGCAATCAATTATCGTATATCCGGGGAAGGATATGAACGGTATGTAACACACACGGCAAGTCCGACGCAGATAAAAACGACGCTCAACGAAGAAGTGAATATATCAAATGAGCAATTGCAGGGAATCGGATATCAGGAATCTCTTGACGCTATTGACCCCACGAAATCAATAACCAATGTTGTGATGAATAATTCAGATTTTTATTCGAATTCACTGGCGATCACAGAAGCTCTTGCCGCAATAAATACTGAAAACGAGAACATACAAGCGGGAAACGCCACACCATTTGATACTCTTTTGGGGTTACTTACGAATCTTGTTGCGTCCGTTGAGAGTGTCCAGACTGAATATATAAATAATCTTTTAACTGATACGCAACAAGCGGCATACGCGGCGGGGACACTTACGATTGATTCCATACTAGATTATACCCTGTTGTCTTTTTACAATTCACTGCAAAAAATAAAAATGTTCGCGACAAATGCGATAGGCGCAATTGTTTCAACACCAAAACAAAACACCATTTCTTTCTATGCTAACGCCGATGAGTATACACTTACATCTGATCAATTTGACAATACCGACAATAAAAAGATAATGAATGATTCCACATTCTACTATTATACAGTGCAAAGTGGTGATACCGCTCGAACTATCGCATATCGGGAGCTTGGGGATACTGAAAAATTCATCGAAATACTCAGGCTCAACAATATCACAGAATCAGACCTTATCGATGGAACAATCATTGGAACTAAAATAAAAATACCTTTTGATTCCGCGTCTTCAGTTAGAAGTGCGGATAATCTCGTATATGAACCGGATGATTCCGATTTGAATAAATTTCTCCACGGGAGCGCAATATATACTGATGTGACAAACAGTATGAAGCCATCTCCGACAGGTGACATCATGGGTTATTCCGGCATTCAGGTCACATATGATTCGCTCTTTGCCCGGTTATCAAATCAAAAGGGATCGCTCAATGTATTTGCTCCGGATTGGGGTGTTATTCCTCTTGGCGATGGCGACGCTCCGCTCATGGTTCGTATCGACAAGTATCTCAGTGATCTCGTAAATCAAATTCAATCAGATCCACGGGTGGAATCAGTAAATCTTGATATAAAGAAGTTGAGACTTCAGGGCGAAGCCTTAACAACATACGGGACAATCAGCTTTATCGGGACTGAAGAACAAAAGGAAATGGTTGTAAACTCATGAGTGATATTTTAAAGATTTATACCGCTGAACAATTATATAACATGTATCGCCTCAAGATATTGGCTGATGGGGTGGGAATTACCGATTTCAATGATGGATCAAAAGTCAAAGCTCTTGTACAGTCGAATGCGGATATTGTTTCATCAATAAGTATGGATTTCAAGGAAGCGATTTATAATGCGATTCCGATTGCATTGTATGAAAGCCTTGGATTTACGCAGCTCTCTGCGACAAACGCAACCGGATATCTACGTCCATACCGGAAACCACAAATGATTATCCGATATGTCGGATCAGGATCGAGCGCAAAAATTACAATCACAAATTCATTGATATCTGCAGCGTGTGTCGGTGCTCCGGGAGACGCATTCTCATTTGATTTCACCACGTATCCGAAAACGGGGACAATGTACGCGGCGATAAACGCATTGTCGGGATGGGATTGCACACTTATCGCGGATGTCGATTGTACGAGTCTGTATAAGTGGACGGCGAAAGAGGTTATCGGTGAATACGATTACACGCGAACACTTGGATTTGACTGTATGCTTGCGACAGATATCGCGATTCCTGTTTCGACCGGATACTCGGTCACTCTTAATGAGGTTGAATTTCTGACCACGGCCGACGGGACAATCCTTGCCGGGACTTCAGGTATTGCGTGTCCGGCACAATGTACCGTAGCGGGAACTGACGGAAATATCGAAGCCGGAGCAATCGATACGGAAATGGGGCAAGGAACCATAAACTCTTCCATAGATGCAAGTATCGTCGGAGTGATAAATGATACTGCTTTCTCAGGTGGCGCAAATCAGGAGACAGCGGATGCGCGTAGACTCCGGTTCAATGATACCATTTCGGCGCTCAACGCCGGGCCGAAACAAGGGATCATTAA